AGGGGCTCGGCATTTTAGGCCCGGTAAGGAACCGCAATCTAAGAAACGTATATATAATAAGGCTCTCGGGCATACAAAATACATTATATCTTATCGGCTGTTTTAGTTATGCCAATACGTAATCTCTTATTAAAATGTACCCTTATTATTCGTGTTCCTACTCCGTAAAAATCAAATAGCTTGTTTCTATATTTTCTTATTTTACTAAACACAACTTTAAGTTTTAAATTACCTGTTCTATCTCTAGCCCATATACCTGCTGTACCATTAATCGTAGCATAAAATTCATTCTTAGTTTTAACCCCTCTGGATTTACCTCGCGGTAAGTTACCAAACTTATTTGTTCTACTCTTATCTATTGGCACTGCCCATCTGCCTTTATTTGACATAGATACGCCGCCATCTATCATATATTGTAGATATTGCTCTTGCAATTTAAGAATAAAAATTCTTCCTTTAGTTACACCTGCTTTAGTACCGGCTTTAAATATGCGTAACGATCTCAATGTCCAACTTGTTGCACCGCCTTGAAACTTTCTTTTCATTTCAAGCTGTTCACCTTTTTTTACTAATTCTAAAGTTTCGTTTATAGCTATCTTTGTAGCGTTAGGTAATTTTCTTTTTTGAAACTTTTCTAAATTACCTTTTAACTCTTTTATATCAGAAGTTAAATTAAGGTTTAGCATTAATATGTTCCTCAATTAATGTTTGTACTACATAAGACATTTTTAAACCATTAACATCGCAATGTTGTTTAAACTTTTTATGCAAATCTGGTTGTACCCACAATGCTTGTTTGCTTTCTTCTTTCATTATGGGATTGTAATATATATTTTTATATAAATACATAGTGAGCGAAAGTCTAGGAGAACATTGTGATGATGATGAATTTTAACCTTCGCTCGTTACTATTATATCTCATAATCAATATGCTTTTCATTGTTTTCAGTTATTGATTTACACCACCAAATAAAATCAACATCGCTTAAGCTTTGTTTCATTAAATTAACTATAGTGCAAACTAATTGACAATTATCGGGTACATATCCTATTAAAGGATTTTTACGATCTAAACTTATATTGTAATTAGTTACACCGCTGCCTCTGTGCCATGTCATATTTTGACCTGATAATGCACATTTACCTTCTTGTTCTTTCCACAATAAATATAAATTATCAACTGATATATCCCATTCGTGTGTGTCTTTTCTTTTTGATTTTAGCTGCGTGTATAGGTTTTTTAGAAAGTCTTGGGGAGATTTACTTTGCGCAGCTACCTTTTTTTTATATTGACATGATTTACATTGACCTCGTATAAAAGTTGTATTACCTTTTTTACAAACTTCAAATTCATCAATTGGAAGATTTTTAAGGCATTTTTTACAAGTCTTCGTTTCCATATAATTTAAGGGATTTAAGAGAATTTACAATATTTGCTACTTGTAGTTTTTTCTTAAATTTAATTATATCATACGGAATAATATCTATAATTTCATCTGCACTCATTACTAACTCATCTTTATATTTATTAACATAGTGTCGTTTTTTATGTTTATCATTACATAACACAATGATTTGACCATCTTTATGCTTTATTCGCCATACATTATCATCAGTAGGCTTTATATTTTCAGTTTCTAATTGTTTTTGTAGTGCTATGTATGCTCTTGTCATCATGTCTAACATACTTAATTTTAAAGCATCATTATCTGTAATTAAGCTATCTGAAAACTTTTGATAAGCTCTATTAAATCTATTTTTAAAAGATTCTGTTACTAACTCCTCTGGTTTATCATAACCATATTTATTTTGTAAATTAACTCTTAAATATGTAATTTGTTCTAATTTTTCTTGTATCTTTGGTTCCATGTTTTTTGTGAAAAGTTATAAGGTTCTGGTTCTATGTATTAGAAATACATTAGAACCGAACCAAAATAATTGACTTTGTTGAAAAAAAGAAACCAAAAAGGAACCAAAATGAAACCATTAAAATAGTTCATCTTTAAACTCATCTGTTTGATAACCATATTCATTTTTTAACAATTTATTACACTCTACTAGCTTTTTTAATGATTTATTAATAACATTTTTTGTAAAACCTGTACTATTTAATATCTCTACATGTCTAAGCCATTTTTGGGCAGGATCATCACTATTTCTTTGTTCAGATATTATAAAATCTAATATTTTATTATCGTTATCATTTAAATCTTTTTGTCTTGGTTTATCTTCGTTTTGTATACGTATTAAAGCTCCGCTAGTAGCATCATCAAAAGGTAAATTAACTACCTCAAATTTAAAGTCCATAGGTTCTATTGTGTTGCCGTCTTTTACTAACGTTTGTGTAAAACTTACAAACATTTCACCATTTATGTCTTCTCTTTGTACTTTATATTCCCAGTCTACTGCTGCAGGAAGTACAGAAGATCCTCTTGCTCTGTTACTTGTACCATGACCTGTATGATGTACTAAACAAATACAGGCATTAAAATTATCTTTCAAATCATCTATTCTTTCAACAAAAGCATTCATATCTTCAGTACTATTTTCATTACCTGCACCAAAATTACGAGCAAGTGTATCAATAAAAATCATACCAATATCTCCATAAGTATCTTCAGCTAAATATAATGTTTCTTTTAAATTTTTATGATCGTTTTCATCTAATAATCTTGCACCTCTATTTGATATTAAAAAAGGTGCATCAGTTAGTCCTTTTTTATTTACAGAAGCCCACGCGCTCACACGTCTTGCAATACCACGTTGTCCTTCACCTGCTAAATAAACTACTGTAGATTCTTTTGTAGTATATCCGTTCCAGTCCAGCCCTTTACTAATATGAGCTGCCATGTCTACAGCAATAAATGATTTACCAGATTTAGCTGCTCCAAATAATGCTATGACACTATCTTTTTCACAAATGTCTTTTATAAGCCAGTTTGGTTTTTTTGTTGTTGCAATAATTTGACTTACAGGTACTAGTTCAAAGTTTACTTTCTTTTTTTGTAAATTGTTTTCAATGTAGTCTCTTAACGATTTAGTAATAAAATAATTGTTTTCAAATGCATCATAGAGATCATCTTTTTCATTAAAGTCTCTGGGTATTTTTACTACATTAACTGTTAAGCATTTTTTTTCTAAAAATTGCATTAATTCATTTGCAAACTCTTTACCTGCATCATCATTGTCTGGCCAAATATAAACATTACGATTATGTAATAAACTCCAATCGCAGTTTCTCCAATTAGATACACCACCATGATGACAACAAACATCACCGTCCCATAAACTTTGTGCTCCTAGCATTGCCTTTTCGCCTTCTGTAACTAAAATATCAGATGTATCAGATTTTGTAGTTAAATAAATCGGTAATACACCTTCTGGTCTTTTCATAAACCATTTATCATTAACTTTAGTAAAAGGTGCATATTTTTGTTTTATAAAGTGTGATTCAGGAAATCGCATAACACAGAATTCGTTTGTGTAACGAACATAAATTTCAGATTGTTCTTTTAATTTGTACATTTCACTTTGAGTGAAACTCTTTATAATTTTGTTAACTTTTTTTACTTCAGTTTTTTTTATTAGGTCTTCTTTAAGATATTTACTTGCATCTAGTCCTTTACTTTTAATAAACCAAAGTAAACCGCCGCCTTCATCAGCTTCAAAATCATAAAAGGTTCCTTCGTTTAAATTTAAAACAAAGGAGCCTTTATTACCCCAACGCCATTCAGTGCCGCTCTTTTTATTAGGTTCTCCTAAAACTTCAAGCGCTACAGATGGAGCTAATTCTGCCCAATCTGTATCTTGCATTAAAAAGGAATGTCGTCATCAAATTTTTTTGTATCAGGTTCTTCCTTTTTGCTTGCGCTAAGGTCGGAGGCTGATGGGGACAGATCAGGAGAGAGATCAGCCTCCGTTTCATCATTTCCAAAAGATGGAATGACAAAATCATCTGGTCTTTCTTTAAAAGTTGCAAGTTTAAACGTAGGTGAGTACGATTTAAAACCACTTTTATAAACTATAAGTTCAGATTCTTCAACTCTTACGATAGGTAATTTTCCAGGATTTTCTTTAGCTTTTTCATAATAACTTGCGCCCATGTTCATAAAACCTTTATACTCACAATGACTATTTCTTTTCCACAACATAGGATGATGCATTACTGTATTTTCATCTGTTTTATACCATGGTAAAACCCATACTGAAAAAGCAGGCTTATAATCAGGCGAAGGTTGATCTACTGGCGTAAAAATATCCTTTTGCCAAACTTCATGATAAGTTTTTGTTGAATTTTCATACCATATCCAACCCATTTTAATTGTTTCAGGATCTACCATCATGTAATTTACATCTATTGGACTTTTTCCATTATACCAATTACCTGTTTCATAATCTTGTTTAATAAAATCGAATCTTTCTGAATCGACACCTACGAATGGATTATCACTCATTTTTAACTCCTATTACTGTTTGTTCAAATAATGTATGTAACAACCCAAAAT